AGCTTACCATCTGTGCCTGCAACTGTTAGTGTCGAACTTGATAACTGCGCTAAGGCGAAGTTTATCAGGAAGGCACGCGCAGCTCAAAGCTCGGCGATGGTTGGTGAAACCCTACATGACCTTAGTAAGACGGTCTCGTCATACGGTCGTGTTGCTAGGATTGTGGCAGACAGTCTCAGAAGGCCATCCGGCATTGCTGAGCGACTTGCCGACGAAGCGTTTGGTAGAAACCGCGGTTCCCGCGGTCGCTCCAGATCCGACAGGATCAGGGACTACACAAAAGCAGTCTCTGACAATTGGCTCGAGTATTATTTGGGGATGAGACCCCATATACAAGATCTTGAATCACTAGGTCTTGCAGTGACACGAACTGCTATGCGTAGTTTATTTGGCTACGATACCCACTTGGTGCATGGTATGGCAAGAGAGACTTCTAAGAGTAAAACTACAGTATCATTTGGCCAGCTTTATAACAGTAGTGTTATACAGCCACGGGTCGATGTTACAGTTGACAATCTTATTACGTCCTACATCGCTTATTACGGCAGTGTGAGGACATCGCATTCACGTGAAATTCCATTTGGTAACGTTCAATCCGAGCTAGGAGCAAATCTGAATAGCTTTGTTCCGACGCTTTGGGAGTGGTTACCTTACTCCTGGCTTGTTGATTATTTCAGCAACATGGGGCACGTGATTAGCGCTTTGTCTTTCCCAACGTCAGATATTATTTGGGTTAATAGACTCATTAGGAATACGATTGTTTCTACAATCTCCTATTCCAAAAGAATGGCTGTTCCGTTTAACCCTGACGTCAAGATCATCGAGGACTCTTTTTACTCCTCACCTTGGGTCTTTAGCAACAAGTACCATAATAGATCAGTATCCTCTAAGAGCTTAGTGCCGGCATTTCGCCTGCGGCTCCCTGGGAATCCTGGTCAATGGACAACTGTTGCCACCCTTACGGGTGCTCTCGCTTTGAGAAATAAGGATACCATGTCGAGGCTTTTAAACTATTAGCAATTGAGAGACATTATGACTATTGCACTAACATCTCCTGTCACGGGTACAGCCCAAACGGGTTTTACAGCTCCGACATATACCATCGTCGCAGATTCCGCAGTTGATTCCAACGTTAAACGTTGGATTGTCACTGCTCTCGGCGGTACTCAAGTCGGTGTCCGTGTCCACAGCATAAGCGATGAATTTTCTGTGGCCTTTGTTAAACCGAAGGTCACGAAGTCAGCGCCGTTGTTCTCCTCGCTTAGTCCCCAAACTGCAAAGGTCCAGTTTAATAGGTATTGGCTTATCGTCCGTAAGGGCGGCATTCCTGCCTCTGGCCTTAACGCAGTCCCTCAAATCATACGTGCTCCTATCGACATTGCTGGAGGCGTCGATTCGTATGATGCTGCAAGTATTCGCGGAATGCTTTCTTTGTTCGGCGGGGTTTACACCCAGCTGAGCTCAGGGCTCGGCGATACTTTAATAAACGGGGCGATGTAGAGATACACGCTACCACGTTTAGCAGAACGCTAAACATATTGTTATTTTTATTTATATAGAGGCTAATATGTTAACTTTTAACGAAATAATCTTGATCGAAGATCACGGGACTTTTAGGGACATGGTTACGCAGTCGGAACGTCTTCGTACAGAGGCCTTACTGCGAGATGAATCGGTAACTGAATTCATTGCGAAATTTTGGCAACGTTCAATCGTTGACCAATTTACTCCGGGTGAGGTTCAGTTTATCGATCATCTCTATAAGTATTGGCTTTTTGACACGCCGTTTGCCGCACTGGTGACTTATGAACTTAATTTCTCGGATGATTATAGATCAAAGCTTATCGTTACGCGTTCGAGGGTGGACGCTCCACATTGTGATCAAGCTCTCAAGGACAAGGGCGATACTCAGATGATTCGACAGGATAACTATGAGTTTTTCTCGTTAGGAGCCCTTATTTATGACATGCTTTGTTGGATTCAAATGAATCCTAGCATGCTTGATAAGGCGCTTATTAACGGGCTTTACAATTTAGTTATCCATTGGGAGTCATTTGAGGCGACGCTCATCATAAACAACTTGGTCAGCAGTGACCTAGTTTATGACTGCGACAAAATCGCCGGCATCGTCAGTTCTGACGAAGGCCTAGTTGATCTCACATAAATGTGGTTTTAGGAGGAGTTATGTCAGCAGATGTTGCCGCTCTTTTTGATTGCCTTACTACTGATTTGTGCATAGCGGGCCTTAAAGAGGTCACAGGCTGGGATTCAATTCCCCCCGATGCTTCATTGCGTCAGGTCCGTGCTTTCTCTCTTCAGGCATCGATCTTCAAGAAATATGAAGAATCGGACAACGTTCCGGATATGCAATACTCACGTGCTGTGCTGACCTTTCTCGAGTGTCAGCAGCGAGCCCGACAGTTCTCGTTATCTGGAAATACCAGTAAAGACGAGGAACTTATCGGCCAGCTAAAAGCATGCTTGTACACCTTCTTTAACCCAGTACGCGACGGCATTCAAATGCCGTTGTTAGACTGGATGAGTTTAGGGCAGGGGTTATTCCCTGGTCCGGGTGCAAGTATCAATGCCGAGGGTAACGACTTTTATACAAAGGTATTCGAGTCGCCTCTCAGTGCTTCAAGTGAGAAATTAGTACGTATGTACGAGCTTCTGTCCCGTGAATATACACCCTGGCGGGAAGGGGAATCCCTTCGCAAATATCGCTATGGTGCTCGTGACGAAATCGTACGAGGTAGCCATCTTAATGTAGTCCCTAAAAATAACGAAACAGGGCGATGCACTTGTACTGAGCCGAACATCAACATGATGTTTCAGAAAAGTATAGGTCGTATCCTTGAAAGAAGACTTTTCGAAGTCTACGGAATTGGTCTGGAAGACCAGCCGTTCAAGAACCAAGCCCTTGCACGTAAAGGTTCGATCTTAGGCACCTTTGCTACTATCGACCTAAAGGCTGCGTCAGACTCCATGTCGCAGATTCTTATGAGAGCGCTGCTACCTGTACAAGCTTTCGAGCTAATGCAGGAGACAGCTTCCCCAGCAGTCCGTATTCCGGGCTTGGGGTGGTTTCCATCTGACATCTTCTGTTCGATGGGTAACGGTTTTTGTTTTCCGTTGCAAACCATTCTCTTTACGTGTGTAATCCATGCAGTTGTTGGGTGGCATAATGACACCCTCTCTGCCCGTACTGAAGAGTACGGCGTTTTCGGCGATGACCTGGCAGTGCCTACATGTTACTCACGCGATGTGTGTAACCTCTTGAGACTGCTCGGCTTCACTGTTAACATGGATAAGTCCTTTCTAGAAGGACCGTTTCGCGAGTCTTGCGGTGCCGATTTTCATGTCGGTGCCAACGTGCGAGGTATATACCTTAAACGTCTGCGTTCGCAGCAAGATTACTACGTCGCTATCAATAGACTTAATTACTGGAGTATGATCACTGGTATACAACTTACAACGCTTGTATGCCGCCTCATGACACATGTCAGATGGCTCCCGGTTCCTTGCTGGGAGAGTGATGACTCCGGTATAAAGGTGCCTTATATTGTGGTCGCTCGCGGCCGGCCTCAAAGCCGTTTCGAGCAGAGTCCACTCTATAGGTACTACTCGGTAAAACCGCGTAAGCGGTCTATACCTGTTACTATTGATCAAAACCCAGGGGGTGCATTGGTTGCACTCTTAGCGGGGGCGATTAGGGACGGAGAGGTAACTGATAGGGTTCGATACCCTTGTTATACTCTTAGGTGGAATACAGCCCCAGCGTGGGACTGTCCACCGATGGTTC